TACAGATGGAACAAACCAAATATCTGAACTTCTTACAAGTGGAGCAACTACATATCTAAGTTTAAGAAATGGCTCAAGTCACGGAAGTTTAGTAATTAGAGGATACAATGGAAGTGCTTATTCTACTGCCTTAACCATAGGCTCAGACCAATCAGCTACTTTTGCTGGTTCTATTTCTCTTCCAGATGGTTCTGCTTCTGCTCCATCATTAACAAATACTGGCGATACTCATACAGGTTTATTTTTCTTAGCAGATAATACAATAGCATTTTCTACAGGTGGAACGCAAAGAGGTTATTTTAGTGGTAGTGGGAACATTGAATGGGCTAATGGTGACCTTAGTATTGGCAATATAGTAGCATCTGGTGATGTAAGCCTTAATTCTGCACTTACTTTAGGAGTCAGTGGCTCAACTAATGGAAAGATAAACACTCCAGAATCAATGTATTTCAACATTGATAGTGACAACAGTCAAACTGATACAGAGTTTGTATTCGGTAAAAATAGAGCATCAGATAGTGGTGGTTCTGAATTAATGAGATTAACAGAATCTGGTATGTTGGGTATAAACGATAACAATCCTTCACATCCTTTATCTGTAAATGGTGCAGTCACTGTATATGGTCAAAACACAGTTCACGATGTAAGTGCTATGGTCTTAGGTCAGGAATCATCAAGTAAGTCACAAATTCGTGTTTATGGCGGTGATGGTACAACTCAAGGCTCACTTGAAATAGTAACAAGTGCAAGTGATGGTGTTCCTACAACAACAGTTATGTTACTTGACTCCAACTCTGTTATCTCATTAGCTAATAATGATGGTGGAAACACAGGCAATACAATATTTGGACATACTGCTTGGCAACAATCAGCTAATGTAGGAGCCGACTACAACACAATATTTGGTCAAGAAGCAATGGGTGCTGGTAACATTGGTGCATCAGAGCGTAACACTGGAATTGGATTTGCTGTTATGAGGAGCATCACTACTGGAGATTCCAACGTAGCTGTAGGTTCAGATACTCTTTTTTCTTTAACTGAAGGTAATTCTAATGTCGCTATTGGCAGACAGGCTGGTGGAAGTTTAACTACAACACAATATACTACTTTAGTTGGAAGAAGTAGTGGTTATTCAATCAATAGTTCAGGTGCAAATGGAACAGTAGCAATTGGATATGAAGCCCTTACAGCATTAACATCGGGTGCAGGTAATTTAGCCATTGGATATGAAGCTCTAAAAACTCATACTACTGGTGCAAAAAATATGGCGATTGGGTATCAATCAATGTTTGATACTGATGCTGGTTCAAATAGTTTAGGTTCAACAGAAAATGTTTTTATTGGATACCAGTCTGGTTCAGGAACTTGGGCAGATTCTGCAACAAGTTATAATACAGGAATTGGTAATTCTGTGATGAGAAGTGCTTGTGATGGAGCAACAAATAATACTGGAGTAGGCTACGAAGCTTTAAAATCAGTTACAACTGCTGATGACAATGTTGCAATCGGTTCTGGGGCTGGTGAAGTAACCACAACAGGCGGTGCTAACACCATTGTTGGCTATCAAGCTCTAAATGGAGATACAGATGGAGATGGGGCAGATAATACTGCTTTAGGTCACAAAGCCTTACACGATGCAATAAGCCCAAGTAAGAATGTTGCTGTTGGTGATTCTGCAATGAGGGCAATGAATGGCACTGCTAATGGAATTGCACAATGTGTAGCTATAGGTGCAAATGCCTTTTATGGGGATGCATCTGCTACAACTACTGCTACAGATGGTACGACTGCGATTGGTTATAATTCATTATTTGCATTAACTACTGGACAACAAAATACATCAATCGGCTCATACAATTCTGATGCTCTTACTACGGGTGGATATAACACATCAGTTGGAAGGTCTACGCTTGGTGCTTTAACTGCTGGAAGTCATAATGTAGCAGTGGGAAGAGCAACATTAACAACTGCGGCTGATGATGAATCAGATAACATTGCTATTGGTAATAGTGCATTAGGTGCGGCTAAACAAGATGGAACAGCAAGTAGTACCAATAGAGAAATAAAACGCAATGTGGCGATTGGAACTGATGCTTTAGCTGGGGGCACATTAACAGGTACAAGACATCTTGAAAGCAATATTGCTATTGGGTATCAAGCATTAGATTCTACTGGAGCAAACGAACAAATAGGAACAATAGCGATTGGTACATCTGCATTAGGAGCTTTGGCTGATGGCTATCATAATACCGCAATCGGTTATGAAAGTGCAAAAGTCAACAATACTGGATATAAAAATACAGCATTGGGTTGGAACTCATTTATTACAAACCAAACTGGATATTCAAATACAGCAATCGGAGCAGAAGCATTATACTATACTACAAGTGATGAGAATGTAGCAGTTGGAGATAGGGCTGGTGCTTATACTGCTGGCGATGCAAACACTTATGTAGGATTCAAATCTGGTTTTGGTGCATCTGGAGCAGAAGCAAATAATGTTGGTGTAGGTCATAATTCCTTATTAGCAATTACTTCAGGAGACCATAACGTATCCATCGGAAAAAGTAGCGGTGATTCTATTACCACAGGAAATCAAAATACTCTCATAGGGGCAGATACAGACACATCCGTTGTTAATGGCACTAATCAAACAGCAATTGGATATGGAACTGTAGGTAAAGGCGGTAATACAGTCACTCTTGGTAATTCAAATGTAACTGATGTCTATATGGCATTTGATGGTGAAGCTCAAGTTTATGCAAGTGCAATTAGGTTTCCAGCATCACAAGTTGCAAATAGTAATGCAAATGCACTTGATGACTATGAAGAAGGCACTTGGACACCTACTTATACATTGACTACTGCTGGCGATTCTTCATTCACCCATGATAGACAAATTGGTCGCTATACCAAAGTTGGTAATGTTGTTCACATTCAATGCTTTATTAGAACAGATGGCTATTCCAACAGTAGCGGTTCTGGAGATTTAAGAATTACTGGATTACCATTTGCTCCAGATAGTACGACTAATGTGGTTACTGCTTGTTCTATCAATAGTTTTTTCTTTGCATCTAATAACAATCCGATTAGTGCTAGAATTACTAATGCTGGTAGTTATATAGCATTATACAAAAGAACTGATGTTAATGATGACGATTCCACACTCGATGAAAGTTCACCGTCAGATGGATCAAATAGAAATGCAGTTATAATAGGTGGCTCTTATAGAGTCGCATAATTATTCCGAGTGGATTCTTGGAATGGACAAACAGGAGTAAATAATGGCTTTAGAAAAGAAAAAAACATACGATTATGAGATTCGTGGAGAATACAAATGTATTCAAGAGCGATGTAAAACATCTATTATGGAAGATGGTGAAGAAATATCATTTTCATATCATAGAAAATCATTTATGCCAGATGCAGATGTAAGTGCTGAAAGTTCTGAATTGAGAGCATTAGCTAGTGCACTGTGGACAGATGAAATTAAGAAAGCGTATGAAGATAGTAAACCTGAACCAGAAGAATCTGAAGAAGAAGAATAATATGTGCAAATGCTGTAATTGCAAGAATTGTAATTGTTAACTAAACAGGAGAAAATAATGGCTAAAAAAGAAAAAGAAAAGTCAGACATACTCACATTAGATGATCAACAGTATGAGATTAATAAAATGTCGGATGAGCAAAAAATGATGGTTGCTCATTTGCGTGACATACAAAACAAACAAGCATCAAACAGATTTATTGCTGATCAATTACAAGTTGGTCACGATGGGTTTGTAACTATGCTTCGTGAATCGCTGGAAAAAGAAGAGTAATGATTATACGATGCGCCTATGACAATGATGTTGTAATTCATCTTAATAATAAAAAAGGTATGAAAAAGGACGTTCAATTGAGCGATGGATCGGTTATTGAGCTTACCTACCCAAGTACCAAGCAATATTTTTTACGCGTTAATGATAAGATTGTTAAGAAATCTGATAATTATAAAACGATTGAAGATCAGTATATAAAAGAATGTGAATCTCGTAAAGATAGTGATGATCATGGGCGCATCGATGTCGCGCTTCACAAGTTAGTAGATAATAAAGTGGCATTAATATGATATGGAAAAGCAATATAAAAATGGTGCTAGAAGTTTTAACGGAGCCGTTATTGACGACTCGTTTCAAATTAATCTGAATATAAAATGGCTGATACAAATCTTAGGACTGGTTGGAATGTTGGTGTATTCGTACTACCGATTAGAAACAAAGTTAAACGACTTAGAGAGAAACTTATCTCAGGCGCAAGCGCAGCTACAAAATCTAATAGATCAGCACATTCAAGAGGATGTTGTAAAGGTCAAAGAGATGGAGGAACAGTTAAAATGGTTTCAGCAAGAGCTAAATCTAAATCCATTATCTTGGACCAAAAAACGCAAGAAGAAATAATTGAAACACAATATTGGATGAATAGAGAGGTACGCTGGAAATGACGGAGTTAGCAGATTTATACTTGCAAGTTGGCGCAGCTGGTTTTGTTTTTTTACTATTTGGATTTATGATTTTTAATCTCATTCAAAGTCAAAAGGAACAAAGCGAAGATTTAGAATCTATTAAGCAAAGTATATCTAAGATGGAAAGCGAAATATCAAATAGTCAAAATATTATTATTAAGCTAGTTGACAGAAGCAATGCATCAGATTCAAAACGTGAAGATTTTTGGCGTGAGATAAGCGATGATTTATCGTTTTTAAAAGGAAGGATAAACGGACATGGCCAACGATAAAGATTTATTTGCAATGATGGTCAAGTTTGATGAAAGGCAAAGGACCATATTTAATACATTGCATAGAATAGAGAAACATTTAGAAAAGTTAAATGGTAAAGTAGCAGATCACGATACCGCCATAACTAAACTGCAAACAGTTGGTGCGGTGGCAGTGGTAAGCATACCAGTAATAGTAAACGTAATAATGAGGTTAGTATAATGTTAGCAAAACTAATAGCAGACGATTTATTGTCTGATGAAAATGGCGCAGAGGTCATTGCTGAAATTAATAAAGCAGTTGACATACCAATCATATCAGAAAAAACTGAGCAAAAAATATTAGAAGCTCTATGGAAAGTAATTAAAGGCGTGCTGCTTAAAAAAATAGGCATATAATGATTACATACCGAGGTGAAAGATTTTCTGGTTACAATAAGGTCAAGCGCACGCCCGGCAAGCGTAAAAAGTTTGCGGTGCTTGCAAAGCAAGGAAAGCGGGTCAAGCTTATTCGCTTTGGTGACCCGAACATGCGAATTAAAAAATCAAATCCAGCTCGACGTAAATCATTTCGCGCTAGGCATAAATGTGATTCTCCAGCTACTAGGAGAAATAAATTAACGGCTCGATATTGGTCATGCCGCAATTGGTGATATTATGAGAAAAAAAAGAAAAAGAAAAGCTAAGTCAAGAGTAAACGAAGCGGGTAACTACACCAAGCCAGCGCTTCGTAAAAGATTGTTTTACCGAATTAAGGCTGGGTCAAAAGGAGGTAGAGCTGGCCAATGGTCAGGACGACCCCTTTGGGGGCATCCAATTACGTAAAGCACAAATGTTAGCAAGAGCATATAAAAAAGCCGGTGGCGGGTATAAGTAATGGCGCTTAAAAAGTCACAACGCAGTTTAAAGAAATGGACCAAGCAAGATTGGGGGTACGTTTCAAAAGGCGATGCAAAAAAGCCAAGACGTAAGCGTGGTAGATATTTACCAGCTAGTGTGCGTAAAGGTATGACAGCATCACAAAAAGCTTACGAAAATCGTAAGAAGCGTGCAGCAAGCCGTAAAGGTAAGCAGCGTGCTAAATACAGTAAAAAAACAGCAGCCAGAGTAAGGAGGGCATGATGCCGGGACATTACGGAAGTAAAATGAAAAAGAAGGGTAAGAAGAAGAAGAAAAGACGCATGGTGAAGATGAGGAAGCGCAAGTGATAAACGCATCCCAAATGCGTGAGGTCATCACTGATACATTAAATGCCTTGGGGTCCAAATATGCCGATCCCAAGGCTATTGAGCTTATATATAATACTGGCTTAGTAGAATCAAAGTATGTTTATATTAAACAGATTAAAGGACCAGCGCGCGGCTACTTTCAAATGGAGTTTGCCACCGCAATGGATATTTGCTCCAACTATTTAAAATATAGACAAAGCTTGATGAAGAAAATCGCAGAAGTATGTATGGTAGATCTAAAATACTTTATAAATCCAAAAGAGGACGATTGGCAACACATACTTACTAGTAATCTGTATGCTCAAATATGCATGACGCGGATGCACTATAGACGCGTACCTAAGCCTCTTCCACGTACCTTAGAAGAGCAAGCAGTTTACTGGAAAAGTTTTTACAATACTTACAAAGGAAAGGGTACGCCACAACATTTTGCAGAAATAGTAAGTAAGTATGGATGACGCACAACAAATAGATAGACTGATAGAGGTTATGCAGCAACTCAAAGAATTAGAGTTAATATATGCAGAGTCAAGAGATTTTGTAATTATGAGTCTTATGATGGCATTAATTCATACAGTACAGATACCAAATGTAACCATTTTAAGTAATAATAAACCGACTATGGCACAAGCATGAGTAGATACGAAGCATTTTGCAACACGACAACAGATTTACAAGCGATCTGCGATATAGATTCTTACGATCGCAAGAGAGTACTACCAAACAATGCTTGGGTAGCTTCCAGTACGTCCAACCTATATTTTCTTCATAACTCCGGATTTTGCAGCGTTTTGTACCGAAATGGTAAAGATCTTGGAGCTGCTCAAAGCAGTGAACCTAGTAGTAATCAAACATGGCGTTATGTTGCAGCTGATGATCGTTTAGAGTACTTTGAGACATCCAGCAGTGTTACTGCATTAGAAGCGTTAAACTTTGAGGAAAGTCAGGATTTTAGCACATTAAAAACGCAAGTAGTTAATGAAAGCGCTGATTTAATCAGATCCTATATAAATCGGCCTGTATACCGCAGAAAAAACGCAGACCTACAAGGTGCAAGCTCACGCGAATACGACTTCATTTTGGTGCGAATAAACGCGTTATTAGCCGCTTCTGATTTGGTCCGTAGATATGATGAAGAGAAAGCAGATGAGATATACTCTAAAGCTATTAGTGTTGATGGAGATGGATTGTTAGATCGATTAAAACGTGGTGATTTTGCATTGTGGCACGAAACTACAAATAGATCAGAGGATGGCATCGTTCAAGTAGTGTCAATTGACAGCTCTACTACTGGTTATCCAAGAGATATAAAAATGCATGGTCCGCCAAACGTAGACTACGACGAGATAAGATTAGTGATTTCTACTGGCGGTAATTTTCAACCAAAATCAGCAAGCACTGTTAAATACGATGTTTTGGTAAAAGATGACACAGGGTTGGGTATGAGTAAAGTAGTTGATGCTGAAACTATTACTGGTAGCTATCAAACGTGCGCCTATGGATCGCAAGTAATATGGCAGCCGGGATTATACGTTACAGGAGATGAATTTGCCGTTACGTTTCAATCGTCCGATGTAGCCGTTGGAAGTGTTAAATCTGGACAAATGTATCGTTAATGGCTATCACGTTTACCAATCATTTAAATACTAATGTTTTATCTGCATTAGAAGCTTTGCTAGTTGCAGAGTTTACACAACAAGTAAGTTATGATAGAGACTATGTACAACGCGGAACCAACTGGTTTAACCTAAAACCAATTAGCGACACTATTGAAGAAGAGCAAGCCAATGGCCATACAAGGCTTTACGAGGTGTTGGTCCAGTATTATAGAATTGTAGGTGGGGAATATAAAAGAGAAACCCACCTTGATACGCTTTCATCTATAATGGAGCGTGCTAAAAGACTAATTAGAAACAATACTTCACATAGCACATTTTTCTTTAATGGCAAGCTTGATAATATTAATTATGCACCAGATACTGGTGATTTGTCATCCGATGTGCTATTAGTAGAAGCAACATTCACAGCAAACGTATTTGAGGTTGTATGAAGATCAAGAAAAAAGACAAAGTAGATTCTGTGCCAAAGTTTAATAGTCACAGTGGTTTTTCACGCGAAAACTGGAACAAACTTAACAGTGGCAAGGTTGTGGATGTCGATATGATTCCAGAAGTAGCAAAAGATTATGTAGAAGAGGTTAAGAAAGGTAAGTAATTATGGCTAATAATAACGCAGCACATCAACCCAATGATTTTGGGATAGCAATAAAAGCTGAAACAACGCTTGGTACTCCAATTGATGATCCGACACAACTGTTCACAGATAGCGTAAGTCTGCCGTCGTTTGCGCCAGATCAAGATTTATCAGCGAAGTCAGGTAAATTTGTTGCAGACTTTGCAGAAATATATTCTAGTAGTAAAAACACAGCGTCAGAGATTACAGCAACTGGTTTATACAACGATACGGTTGGAACCTTGTTTGAAGGTGTACTACATAATGCTGCTGATTCTGATGATATTATCTCGGTAAGCGATTCGTATACAGCTCCAAATTTATTTCATGGAATGACCACCGCAGCTGCAACTCGAACATACACAATAAAGTTAATTTCTCCTCAGTTAACCAACAACGCCGGATCACCCAGCACGAGTGATGGCTGTGTTGAGTTGTTTGGTTGTTCAGTAACAGCGCTTTCTGTTTTTGCAGATGCTGGAACCGATGGGGGAAGATTAAAATATAGCGTAACATTTAAAACTGGATATTTACCAAACTTTTTACACGCACCCGGTACAGTCACTGCGCCGGTAACTACTGGTATGACTACGATTCATGATCTTTCATATCGCAAAATTGCTGGAGTAACCGCACCGGTAGTAGCTAGTTTTAATTTAAATATAGAAAATCCAGCTGATTACGTTGGATATGATCCAAATAATAATAGACCGTATAGCATAAGCCGAAGTGTACCGGAAGGACCAGTATGTACATTAAGCTCTACAGTAAAACTGGATCTTTCTACCAAAGATTTACTTGGTAATTTTATGAATGCATCAGCACAAACTGGTTTAGCAAATCACATGTCAGATCGTAGCGATTTTGATATGTCTCAAGTTAGTAACTTTGCATTCGACTGCGACAAGGCCATCATTACCGGAATGAGCTTAAATGAGCAAGCTGCAATGATGTACGATGTAGAACAAAAGCTTTTATTCGGGACACTAAAAGTTAGTATTACATGAAGCTAAAAACCGATCACGGTGACTTTGAGATCCGTGAGCTTACCTTTGCAGATAGGCGCAAAATCCATCGTATGGAAGTTGCCGCTATTGATCTTAAATCTGGGGAAATGAACAATGATAAATTTTATGATATGCTTGAGTATATCATGAATTTTGCATTTACAAATCCAGAGAAATTATTTGCTGAAATGGATGACAACGTCATTGATGAAATTCTTATCGCAGCATATAATAAATACAAGTCTGGAGTCTCTAAAAAAAAGACTTAATGCACCGCATAGGATTGTGGTGTAGTATCAAATCAGCAAAACCAAACGACTTTAATTTTCCGTACACAGCAATAAGTCCAACATTGGGCAAGCCGGTAACGTACACCGAAGATGAGCTGTGGAACGAGATAGATCGCATTATGGCAGAAGATCCAGAGCGTAAGTTTAGCCTTGGTCAGCAATGCTATTATAACCTTATACATTGCGCAAATCCCGCGTATTTTCTTACAGACGAGGTAATCATCGCCTTGGAAGAATATATGAGTATGAAGCGCTTTAATATCCCATTTGCAAACAATATAGACGAAGCTCTTTACCACCGTTTAGTCATCTTTTCTGCTATTGATGAAGAGTATAATAAGGCTACAAAATCAGATGTCTAAATTTATAATAGAAGTAAGAACCAAAGGCTTTGGCAAGCTAGAAACAGAACTTAAAAAAGCTACGCAACAAACAAGATCGTTTGCAAGGGAAGCAAATAACGCTAAAGACGCTGGTGCAACATTTAGAAAAGAAGTAAGTCAACTTCGTAATAACATGCTTTTATATACGTTTGCGATCGGTGGTGCTATCACTGGTTTAGGTCGATTTATAATGGCTGCATCCGATGCAAGAGAAATGACAAGTCAATTTCGAGTAGTATTTGGCGATTTTGCAGATGAAGCAGACGCATTTGCTGGCAATGTGCAAAATAGTTTTGGTATAGCAAAATCCGAAATGGTTGCGTTACTTGCTGGATTGCAAGACACATTTGTGCCATTAGGATTTAGTAGAGAGCAAGCTAGTAAGCTTTCTATGTCTATTGCTCAATTATCATTAGACGTTGGCTCATTTAAAAAATTAGCAACTGGAGATGTAGCTAGTAGATTTACAAGTGCATTAATTGGCAACCATGAAGCAGTGCGCGAGTTAGGTATAAGCTTAACTGAAGCAAGAATAAAACAAGAAGCGTTCAATCTAGGTATTATTGGAGCCAATGAAGAAATGACCGAAGAAGCAAAAATACTTGGTCGTATGAGCTTATTGTTTAAAGGTACTGGTGACGCACAAGGAGACTTGAACAAAACCAAATTAGAATTTGCAAATCAGTTGAAAGCTACTACAGGACGATTACAAACTTTAGCAATTGACATCGGAAATTTTGTTATGCCCCTTGGTCGTTTTGCTTTAAGAATTACAAATCTTGTAGCAAACTTTCGCACATTAAAGGCTGGACTTTTAATAGCATCTATTGGTTTAGCTGGCTATGCCGTAAAGGCTGCGCTGGCCACTAGAGCAACTTTAGCTTTAAGCGCCGCAGCAAAAAGAAACATACTTATTGCTGGTGCATCGCTAATAGCAATGGGTATTGAGATAATAGCAACTAAAATGGGTTTGTTAAGTGCAAGAACTGAAGAAGCAGCAGTAGAAATCGATCCACTAGATCAATTAGTAAAGGACCTAGCAGCTTCTCAGCTTGACTTGTCAGGTGGTACTAACGCAGCAGCAGCCGCGCAAGCTGCACAAAATAAAGCACTTAAAGAGGCAAATGAAGCATTAGAAAAAAGCGAAACTGGTTTAGCTGTAAGGTTAGCTATGATGCAAGAAGACACAGAACTTGGTAAGGCACGGGAAAGAGCATTTATTGCGGAAGGTAGAATATTAAGTGATGTTGAAGTTGAGCTTTTAAAGCAAATTGATGCATTAAAGGCTGCCAAAAAAGAAAAAGAAGAGGATTTAAAGGTAGAGAAAGACAGATTGGACACAATGAATGCTATTGCACGAGTAAATCAAGAAGCATTATTGATACAGGCTACGCTAGATGGAGCAAATGAATTGCAGATTGAAAAGATGAAAATTCTTGATAAAACAGCTAGCGAATTAGCAGATGCTTTAGATCTTCCGTATAAAGACTTAGTAGGTAAAGTTACAGAATCAACTGATGCACTATCGCTTGATAATATAGAATTACAAAATGCAACTGAGGAGCAGAAAGCTCTTGCTCAACAGATTGTAGATAGAACCAATAAGACCATTGAATTAGCTAGCGCTAACTTTGAAGCTTCTGAAAAAGAAAAAGAAAACAGTCAGTCTATGAAGGATGCATCCAAAGTAGCTCAACAAGAGCAGCGAAGTATGCAATTACTTGCTGGTAGTATTATTGCGGTTGCTGGAGCATTAAAAAGAGCGAGCGATGAGTCTATGACATTTGAGCAAAAAATGTCACTTGCAATGCAAACTATAGGTGGTATTTTAATGGCAATACCAGGCGGTCAAGTTGGTGGAGCATTTTTACAAGCTGGATCAATGTTTGTAGGCCATACTGGTGGATTAATAAAAAATAACGGTATACAGCGTTTTGCTACTGGCGGTATGGTCCAAGGGCAAGATAACATACCAATTATGGCGCAAGCTGGTGAGTTTATAATGCAACGCAGCGCAGTGCAAAACATAGGCGTTGATAATTTAGCAGCGATGAATTCTGGTCAAAGTAGCGGTGGTTTAACTATAAATATTCAAGGCAATATGGTTAGCGATAAATCATTTGTAAGAGATATCATGGTTCCAGAAATTAAAAAATCAATGAACAGAGCGTAATGCCATTAACGCTACCATCAGCATATTCAAATGCCATTAAGGCTACAAACATTGCAGAAACTTGGATAGTAGATCTATATGGTGACGTAGATAGTGGGTATACATTAGATGAAGAAGTATCTATCAACGAAACATCTAGCATAGCATTAAATCCAAGAGTAGGTGGCAGTGACTCTGATAAAAGCGATGCTATTGAAGCTGATTTACCAGATGATACTATTATTCGTATTAATGACGAACTAATGGAAATCACTGCTCAACAACACATTAGCACAAGTTTAATAGGTGTTACAAGAGCAATTGGATCGACAATTCAAAGAGTACACGCTGATGACAGTAAATTATTTACCGTTACTAATATAAAAATTGCAACCAGCAATACAATTGTAGGCGGTAAGCATTATACTGGATGCATTAGCAATTCTCCATCAATACGAACAAGTATTGATCTTAATTCAATGAGTAGCTCAGTATCAAATGTCACAATTCAGATACCAAACTTTCAATATAATGCAGCTGATATCAGTGAAGAATTAATAAACGGAACTCGCAATTATTTACGCCGTCCAGTGCGAATTATGAGTATGTTATTTAATGAAGATACAGAAAGCAATGGAAGTACTGTGTTCGCTGGTATTGTAACCAGCATATCAATGATTAATGATGGCACTGCTTTGGAATTAGAATTAGAAAGTCCAGAGCCTTGGCACAATATAAGTTTTCCACAAGACAAGTCAAGTATTGGTAATATTTACATTCCAGTTGCATATGGTGAATATGCTGCCAATAGTGATGAACACAAAGTAAGAGAAGCAACAAAAAAAGTACATCCAGTGCCAGTATTACGGTTGTCCGATCCGGAAATTTTGTTACTCATGCCGCAAAGCTACACCGACATAAGGCCGCATCTTTATGAAGAGTCTATGGATTCTTTTGTTCAGTTACATAGTGGATCGTATCAATCAGCAACTGAAAATAATAATTCTAATTATGATTCTAATGCGAATATTGGTTTAGTCAATGTTTCTTTAAGAAGAAGATTTGGTGCAGCTCCTATAAGTCTTTCTGATACCACAGCTGCTAGTAATTGGACAAGCATGGGTAATCTACTTGCACATTCATACAATTCTGGTGGTGCATCTGCAAGTTTTACCAATTTAAGTGGGGCCGGGGCGCAAGAAAATAATATTCATTTTAACTTTCCACAAATACGAGGTAAGTATAATGCAATAAAATTTATTGCGAAAGGACTTGTGCAATTTAACAACAACACTGGCACAGCATTTATAGATTTTAGGGTAGGATATAGAAACCAATCTGGATCGTTTAGTTACGGATCTTATTTAGACTTAAACAGCGCTACAGCTGCGAATTATAGTAATTCATTAGGCGATGATTTAGGAGCAGCTAGTGCAATTTACGGCAATAGTTATCAAGAGCTTGACGCGTTAACCGTTTACAATAATAATAATGCTCAGTTGATGAATATAAGATTGCAAGCAGAATGGTCAGTAAGTTCACAAATAGCTTCAACTATTACATGTAACGATTTTATAATGTATTTAGATGTGGAAAGTGATTTCGATGGTACAGCAAAAACTAAAAGTACTTATAGTGAAATCGAAAAAATAAAACACATGTATATTGGAACTAATGGCTTAACAGAAACATACAGTGGTTCAAGCGCATTGGCTGCTCATGGGCATGAAGTACACAGAGATTTAATGGTTAGATATGCCGGTATAAATCCAACAGATCCAGATGGGTGGGAAGCCAGCTTTCATGATAGCTCAGAAACAAGTGGCGGTTTACATGATAAACGACATATTGATAATTATAAAATAAGGTATTGGGCATTAGAGCCAGTTAATCTCAAAGATAAATTAGATCAACTATCTTATGAGTTTAATTTTATATTTAAAAGAAGGCCAGATGGATCCATGGCTTATATTATGCCGGGCGTTGGTAATGGATCAAACAGCGCCTATCAAGCTAACGACGCAGCTGCAACCATAACTAAAAATGATATTGAAAGAAATTCTTTTAAACTAAGTCAAACAAGCATCGATGATGTTATTACTAAAATGATAATCAATAATGAATTGCACCCAGCTAAGAACAACGAATACGTAACCAGTACTACCGGAGTTAATACAACTAAAAGAGAGAAGTTTGCTTTCAATGATAAAGAAAATATTATAGAAGTAAATTTAGACATGAATGTTGGCACTCCAGCTACAACACCAGCCACAGATCATAACGCTGATTTTTACAGTTTTATTGATCATTTGCACGGCGATATAAAAGATGTGGTGTCATGCAGTATTACTAATCCAAGCAAAGCATATAACTTAGAGACTGGGGATGTAATTTTGTTTTCTGATATGCCATATAGCGCTGGTGCAGATGCATTTACAAATAAATATTTTATGATTACTAACTTAGTAAGAAAGATTGGATCGATTGATATAACAGCAAGAGAGGTGTCCTAATGGCAAGCAATTTACCCATAGCAAGAGTTAGATTTTACTGTGATCAGATAAGTTATCGTTTATCGCGTGGTATATCAGTTAATGGTTTTTATGATGTACAGGCAACCAGCACAAGCAATAACTTGGTAGGAATTAAAAGCGGTTTTGGTACTGAAGAAGATTTATTTGACATGCGTCCACATAATTTAGTGACGTTTGATACTGCTGCTTCGTCTGCTTCTAAAGATGATCATGTTGTCTTAAGCTTAGATGTAACTGGCGAAACAGCATCCAAACGATCATTTATTGCAATTTTAAATCATAATTTGGCCACAGCATCTGGTAAGATTAGAATATCAGCTAGCGATACTAAAAGCCACATTACCAATGACGATCTTACTGGAGCAACTGCAATAAACTGCACAGAAGTAGTAAACGCCGGCGGTGCAAATGGATCATCAAATATGTTTGCGCCGGCATCAGATGGTAGTACGTTAGTAACGTCAGCAGAACACGATTTGCGTTATGTGGGTATACAGTTTGAGGGTACATCTGGTCAAACTGGTGTTACCACCGGCGACGGATCTTTTGGCAGCACAGACCTTACCGTGGGCTGTGTACTCGTGGGCGAGTTTTTTGATGCAGCTCCAGTGGATGTCAATTTAACCAGAACCATAGATTTTGATGGTGTAAATGTTCAAGAAAGCATAGGTGGGCAAAGATTTTCAACAATGTTAAATCACGGTCGTCAGACATCTAGTACATCTAAATCTCCATTTGTTACTACTACCACACAACAACAAGTGTTTGGCGGCCGTATGATTTATGATATGACCATGAGTCATGTAGCTCATGATGAATTAATGCCAGCTCAATATAATACTTACAATCCTAGCGGAGATTCATTTGTTAATGACGTGTGGAATGTAACAAATGGCAATCATTTGCCATTCATATTTAGTATTGATAATACACACACTGGAACTAATGCGGAGAGTAGTCATATCTTTGCGAGGTTTGGTCAATCAGATTTAAAGATGCAGCAAGTGGCTAGTAATCGATTTAATTTTAAATTAAGGATTGAAGAAGAGTTTTAGGGTGCGCGGCCCAATGGAGAGGACCGCGCTGGCGTGCTACTAATTAGCCAAATACAAGCTTTCCAAATAACGCAAATTGCACAATCTCATCTGCGTCACCAGCATCAATAATACTCAAATCTAATGCTGTATTTCTGCGCGCACCATCATAGTATACTTGTACTGGTTTTCTAGAAATCCACTCTTGCAGACCTTTCTGTAGCTTATCTTGATCTAAGTATCTGTAAAGACGCTCCTCATCGTCATATCCTATTTTTAAACTACCACCAACAGCAAGCCACTCATACTCATGTTCTATTTTGGTGCGGCCTTCTGGTAGTTTACCAGTGTCTCCGCCTTCACCAAGGATAGATGTAACCCAGTAATTCACACCGCCCTCAAAAGCGGTGCAAAGAAAATCCATCATATCCTGTACAGATAATTCGACTTCTATGTTTACTTTCATTATGCTTCTCCTATTTTACGATTAAAAGCGCTTTCCACGCTGTTGTTGATCTTATCCATGGTTGCATGAGATACTGGAGCGTAGTGACGTTGTACTACTGATTGCGTAGTATCGCCTATAGCGTACCCAGCAAGCTGCATATCGCCGAATTCTTCTTCAGCCAGCTGTGCTTTAAGCCTACGTAAATCATGGCACGTAAACTGGACACCAGTTATATCATTAATCTCACGGATAATTTGTCTAAGTTTTTTATATGCAAATGGCAGTGGCCTTTCGTTACCTTGATCTTTCCACTTTCTAAGGATCTGCATGACCACTGGATGTTGCTTTGCAAGCTTTCTAGATTGCTTGCGCTTTGGTAAAATGCTGATCTCGCGCTTGTCAAAGTCCACATGATACCATTGCAGCTCTTTCTTCCTGTTCTTGTAATTATATCCCAGCAGCTCCTTGGCCCTAGCACCAGTGCGGAAGTATAGTGTGATTAAGTCTAATTGAAACTCGGATAATCCCGGGTGATTAAACAGCGTCATAATCTCTTCATCTTTCCAGATTTTTATCTGCAACTCTTCAACTTCACTTGCATGGTACTTGTCGTTTTTAGTGATTACTTCAAAATTTACCATACCTTGACCCTGTGGTCCGCCATTGCACTTGGCCCACATAAATATATTTCTGAGATCTCGCAAGTAGCTATTGACGCCATTACGCTTACATGTTTTGGAGCGCTCTGCTTTATATATCTCCCAGCCTATAAGTCCATCACGTTTCATGCTGCGTATGTTTTTAACTGGTGTGTCTAAGCTAAATATTTTACCTACGCTGTTCATTACAGCCGTGTATCTGGTAATGGTTAGCTGGTTTAACTTGTGAGACAGTACATTATTAGTATATGCTTCAAATACGTCTTGTATAGTAATCGTATCATCTGCTTGATAGTATAATGCTTCCCACACTGGATTGTGTGTTTTATGATAGTGAGCAATATTTTCCCAACGCAGCAATTCCTCTTGAGCTGTTTGCTGGTCGCTGTATGTTGCTTTCTTCCATTTGCACAGCACTGGATCATAGTATGATAACACATACGGTTTTTTTGCTGTGATTTCTTTACGTTTACTAATAGATGCCATGTTACTTACCTTTCCTTTATGGTCGAATATAAGCATAAATATGCACAAAAAACAAAATAATACTTGTAAAACAAATATCTATCTAAATATATTAACCGCAAGATATGATTATAAACACATCACAGAACCGTTGGACAATTCAAGATTTAATGAAAAAATATCAATATAGCTTGCGTGATTTATCGCCTATGACCGGCCTGTCTCCAAGTATGCTATGTAGGTTATTTAATGGAGAACGTAAGTTTTTAACCAGACATAAATTAGTAATTACAAAAATATTTAATGTTGATGAAAGTAGTATAAAGTGGCCACAGAAAAAGTACAAAACAAGATAGGTTGGATGACGATCAAGGACGCAGCTGAATATTTAGGAGTTTCGGAAAGAGGTCTTAAATATGCGGTTACTTTAAAAAAGAAAAATAAGGCAAATCATAGTTTGTTGTTAAAACAATATGGAAATCGCACACTTATAAATGTGCAAAGTTTAGATGAAATCGAATCAATACAAATTAATGCTCCGCAGCACTAGACGGCGTTGCTTCTCAAGTATGATGTCTATCTTTCCTTTTAAGACACAAGGCGTCGTCTAGTGCAATATATTGTACACATACCGGACCAGAATGAGCGTTACGCGTTTGCAGCTAAAATTAAAAAAATTCTTAAAAGCGCAAATATAAAAGCCGTTGAATACATACCCGGAAACAAAAATAAAATATTAAAATCAGACATTGGTATTAAAGCTAATGGAATTGATAAAAAAATATTGGCTCAAGTGTTGAGTCAAGTTGAACGGCGTGGTTATACATTACTGCGTAATAAAACAAGCAAATAGGAGAAATAATACATGGGAATATTACCTAATGATTACGAAGTACCGGAAAGCGGAGGAGCGGATCTTTTTCAAAGACTAGAACCCGGTGAAAATCGGTTTCGAGTGCTTGCAGCACCTACCACCGGTTACGTAGTATGGGAAGATCGTAAACCAACAAGATACAAAGCAATGTCTGATGTACCAGCTGGTGCGGATGACGTCAAGCATTTTTGGTTTGTACCAGTATGGATGAACGATTCTGTTAAATTTTTAGAAATGGCTCAAAAAACTGTTATTAAAGAATTAGCATTCTTTGACGCAAACGAAGATTGGGGTGATTTAACAGATTATGATGTAATTGTGCATCGAGAAGGAGAAGGTATGGAAACGCAATACCGAATTGCTCCAGTACCAAAAAAGCCGTTATCAAAAGCAGCAAAAGATGCGTGGGCAAACATGAAGGATCATTACAGGCCAGAAGAGTTATTTAAAGATGGAGGTGTGGTTTATAAACAAGAAGCAACTGATTCAGAAGAAAGCTTGCCGTTTTGATAAACGTCCAGAAAAAAGGTTACCGTGGTGAAGTCGAGGTTCTCAATTTATTTGAGAGCCTTGACATCGAAGCAGTACGCGCATGGGGTAGTGATGGCCGTAGCATTATGCAAAAAAGCGATGTAGATATTTTAGCGAAAGTCGATGATATAGATTTAAAAGTACAAGTAAAACGTCGCAAAAAGCTACCAGCGTACTTGCAGTTTAAAAACTGTGATTTAGTAGCGACAAGGCAAGATAGAGGTCGCTGGATATATATTTTACGTGAGTCAACTTTTAAAAGATTATTAGAGAAATGTGTTTCGTAGTAAATAAAGATTACGCTGGAGAATTAAAAATAAAAAGAATGGCAAATGAGATCTTTTTAGTTGGCAAAACAAGTAATTCTCCAGCTGAAAATGCCGATCATGTCGCAGTGCATGAAAGCGGGGTCAAAAGTGTTGTAAAAACTGGTCAAGGGTCGGCGTTGGTGGTAACAGCCAAGGCCCCGCAAGCATTAGGAGATAATAAAATGAATGCAAGAGCAAATTTAGTTGAAATCGTTGGTAGTAGCGTAGATAAGGTTTTGAAAAAACATACACACACAGAAACATCTGCAATCGCCTTAAATGAAGAAAAGCGCATAGAAATCGCTATGGACGTATGCGACGAAATATTAAGATTTTTAGACAATCCAAAAAACTTTAAGAAGAACGATGAACAGTAAAGAATTTAATCAACATAGAAAAGAATTTTTTGAAGCTGCAATGTCTCTAAGTGATCTTAAGAGCGTTGAGTATACGATCTCAAATATTGACCGACTATATAATTTTAAACATGTTGCTGCTCGGCTGGGTATTACGCCAGAGCAAGCATTAATGGTCTACGTATTGAAGCATGTAGATGCAATATGTAATGACGCAAAAACCGGGGTACAAGTATCTGATGAAACGGTATTTTCCAGAGCGATGGACATTTGTAATTACATGGTTTTATACACTGGACTTAAAAAAGAACCACAACCAAATGAAGATAACACTAAACCAGATGGAACTGAGCATGGCACTACTGAGCGGAGCGGAGAGACTGCTACAGAACCAAAAAAATGGAAAGAGTACACGCAAACAAAAACTTGATCCAGACATAAATGGAATGGCTGGCGAAATAGCGGTAGCCAAAGCGTTTAATCGATTTCCAGATTTATCAGTAGGACCACACAGGCGTGGCTACGATCTTATCATTACTGGCCGTAAAGTTGATGTAAAGACCACTACATACAACCCCGGTTATCTACAGGCAAAACTCAATAAAAGATTTGAAGATGCCGACATTTATTTATTAGTTACAGCTGATTTACCGCATTATACCATTCAGGGCGGTGCTACAGCACAAGATTTACTGCGCTCGACCAACATAAAAGACACAGGGTATGGACAATTTTATACTCTAGAACAAAATCAATTACAGAGTGTGCAGCAGCTATGGAGCAATCGCTATGCACAGTCTAAATAAAGGTAAGATGGGCGAGCTAGCTGTGCAAAAAAATTTAATACAGCAAGGATATGGTATTTACGTACCAGTTGTGGATTCAAAACAAGTAGATCTTATTGTTGAATTAAATAACGGCTCAATGAAGCGAGTCCAAATTAAAACTGTTACAGAATTAAAACGCGGTACGGCTGTAGAGGTAAGCTTGACAAAATATAAAAATACGAATAGAATTGACGTCGTCGCTGTGTATTACATGCCAGATGACATCATTGCATATGTGCCTTATGAAAATACACATGCGCTATCGCTTGCATTAAAAACCAGTAAGAACAATCAAACAAAACATCGTAAGTGGTTTTACAGTTACGAACATTTTCCGGAGTTTAGTTAATGGAACGACATTATGCTGGTAGCATTGCATATGACAATGAACACGACGAATGGGAAGATGCAATGTTTATGGCCTTTTCGTTTAAAGATTTAGTAAAAGATATGAAATCGTTCATGGATCGCAGAAAAAATTCTGAGGTACACTTTGCTGCGTATATAGATAAAAGTGGAAGAGAACATGATATTACAATGAAGGTAAGGGAGGAAATTGGGTAATGTTATTCATAAAAAATAAAGAAACCAGAGGTCGTAAACTAATAGTTGATGATGTGTTGAAAGCTTGCGGACATTGTGGCCAAGTGTGGGAAAAAGTAAATAAACGCGTACATGCAGTGGACCATATGATCTATCCATTTGGTGTCATACCTAGATATGGTAAAGAGATTAAAACATGTCCGCGATGCAAAAACATGAGGAGATAGTATGGCAAAATGGTATTTATATGAGGTAATGATGACCGGGGTGATGGATGTGTTGATGGTTGCGCTATTTGGTGTAGTGTTTTACTTTTTGATGAAGTGGTATGTTTGGATCTGGTTTAAGCGCATATGGTTATTATTATTAGCAATAAATAAAAAACTAGATATGCTGTTTGAGGAGGATGATCATGTTTCTGATTGACGTTGCTGAATGGTGTGTAGAAGCATTAGTGCTGTCATTGGCATTTTTCTTTTTTGCAATCGGGTTGTTTACAATGATGATGATGATAAGCGTATGTAAACAGGCGTGGCAAAGCAGTAGTATAAAACAAAAATTAGCAGACTTAATTAAAAACGCATAACATAGGAATTTAAAATGGGGAAATTATTAAAACACAATAAGGATAAAGGCTTTGTGGAAGCCGGCTTTGATGAAACAATTGGCGATGTTTTAAAATATAATAAGTTTAAAAAACATGGTCACATGTACCTACTTGATGATGAGACAAAGGCTCCAAGTGTTACTACGATTATTGGAGAAAATTTAGGTTGGAATAAAAACGCATTAATGGCTTGGGCAAAGCGTCAAACGGCTTTAGGTAATGATGTAGACGCTATGCTAAAAGACGCCGGGGAGACTGGTACACTGTTACATATATTAATTGAAGCTCACCAACGTGGTTTTGATGTGGACCCAAGAGATTTTACTGAGAATCAATTTGTAAGCGCTATGAAGTGTTTCACTGGTTATTTAAATTGGGCAAACAAGGTAAAATTTAAACCATTGGCAAGTGAGGTTATACTGGTAGATAATGACCAGCGTGTAGCTGGCACAGTGGACTGTGTTGGTAAGGTTGGCGATGACTTGGTTTTGATTGATTGGAAAAGTTCAAAATATTTATATAAAGAGCATAAAATTCAAATATCTCAGTACGTACATATGATGGAAAAAGATAAAAATGTAGATTATTATGTGATGGAACGCGGTGCGCCAAAGAAGCTAAAGCAATCTAAAAATGCGCGAAAATTTGCTTATGCCATGATATTAAGATTTGATAAAACTGAGGTAAAGTACCACCAGCATAAGGTGGACCGTAAAAAGATTGATGCCGGTATCAGTATATTTCAAGATCTTCTAAATCTACACAATAAAAAGAATACAATTTGAAACCGCACTTTAGTCGCGTGAATTCGCGCGGCACTAGAGCGGTTTGCCCACAACCAGATTGCGGGAAAGATTTTAGTGTCAGTATACAGGAAGATTTTAGTTATTGCCATAGATGCAGAAAGCATTGGCCGCATACAGAGTCAAATTATGTAGAGGAGAAGCCACCAGAATTAAAAAATACAAGGACTCCATTATATACAAGAGGCAATAAGGCCAGAGAACAGGCCGGCTTTGATGAAGCCAGATCTATTTTTATTGAGCATTTTGATCTAATTGTAAAGCATGAGCAGCTGCCATGGCCAGATA